TGGTCGGGCGGCGTTAAGCCATTCATCGCGTCGTTATTGATACGCCATGTGGCTGGCATATTGCGTATCCAACGAGGTTCGAATCCTCCTCTGCCTACTTATGTGTGAGTGTATATACACCTTCTGAGTTTACGAAGAAGGTGATATACACGAACACTTCAAATCAAATTCAAACTTCAATTCAATTCAGCATGAAACAATATGCAGTAATCCACGCCGTCGCAGGACTCTTCGAGGGGTACTCCGACACTACCTGCGAGTTCTTCCCTACCAAGGAGGCCGCGCAGAAACACATCGACCAAATTCTTGACGACTACCGCAAGGATAAGATGTGTGTCAACATCGACCACGACGTAGACAGCACCTACGTCACCATGACCCGTGACTACGAGGACTACTATGCTTGCGTCCCGTCTGACATGGAGCACGACGATTGGGTTGCCGAGAACGGCGACGACTGCAGTGTCGAGGTCTTCCGCATCATCGAGATTGACTGCGAACGTTACGAGAACGCACCTTCTACCGAGCACATGTGGCTGACGTGGGACCAAGTAGATGCCACCGAAGCATGGGATTACCACCCCTTGTGTATGTCATTGGTGGCTCGTGTGTCGTCAGACATCCAAGACAACACACGTCCTGTCCGAATGGCAAGCACAGGCAAGTACACACCTGACGACGGGGCATACAACCTCGAACAACTCACGGAGTTCATCTCCTCTGTGTACTACCGCAACCACGCCTTCATCGACTGCGATGACTATGTGATGCACGCTTTCCGCATCCCAAAACCAAAGAACGATGAATAAATCCACAATCCAAGATTGTATATCTCGATTCAAGACGCTCGGCCTTGATGCCTGTGAGGATGATGGGTCGGTGTACCTGCGTGTCAACGATAAAATCGAAGTGCAACTATCCACGACAGAAGTAATCTTCCGTGCAGACCAACACTTGCACGCCCAAAGTGTCAAATGAAAACGCCTCAAGGTGTAAAATGAAATCACAATCTGTGATGTCAAAACCCATCATTAACCCCTAATTCGCACCATAAAGGTGGAAATAAACATCATGAACAACACAATCAACTTCAGCGACGAGCAAAAGCAAGAGCTAATCAACCGCATCAGCGATGTACTTAACGAAACAGGTGCATACTCCGCCCTGTACAAGCTACTTGTTGTCCGCGAAGAAGTTATGCTTCACTCTGACATGGAGAACCTCGCCGAAGAACTCGAAGAATTCATTTTTAACTACACACAAATCGAAGACAATGAGTAACGAAACCTTTTACGACGTGCGTGGCTACGTTAGCGACTGCTTCAACCACCGCGAATCCTTTGCCGCAGATAGCGGGTACATGCGGCTCACCAAGCTGATGCTTGACGAGTATGACCTCACGCACAACGATGTGGACTTCGTAGTGGACGAGATAGAAGAGTTAGTCGCAAAATACATCATGAAAGAATCCCCAAAATTTCAAGACAATGACTAAAGCAGAATTGATTGACGCCATGCGCGAATACCCCGACGACGCACTCGTAGTAATCGAGGTACACGACACCATGTTGTCAGAAGACCTATACGACTTCACGTTCGACGGCGTATCGTGGACTCGGTTCAATACGGACAACACGTCAGAAGAAATGCACGAACTGCGGCTCACCGCTATCAACCACAACGAAACAATTAACTGGTAATGAATATCGAAGACATCATCAAGTACGAATCGGGCGAACTCGACGACGCCCAAACCCTGTGCCTTTTCTCCAACCTCATTCGATCGGGTGCGGCGTGGAGCTTGCAGGGCCACTACGGACGAACTGCACGAGCACTCATCGACGATGGGTGGCTGGACAACTACGGAATGTTCCAAGACAAATGCTACGATAACGGAATCCTTTAACTCAAACTTCAATACAATGCAATCAGCACAAGAATCTTTGGCCGAACTCCGTGCCGCCATCCGCTACTGCGAGAACGCTATCTCTGCGGCGGAATCAACAATCGAATCAATGGACTTTCGTCAACAACTTGCAAAACAACAAGCCATGAACAAACAAGAATCAACAGGGCGTGAGGTCGCCCTCGAAGCAGAGAACGCCAAGCTCCGTGAAGACAAAGAACGACTGACTGCCTTGGAGGTTCAACTCCGAGACAAGATTCGCGAACTCAAAGAGGGCGCTCCCACTATGCCCGTCATCCCACGTGACGTAGCCATCGCTATCTTCCGTGAGGGAATCAAGCAGGGTGTTGACGACGCTTGCAATGAACTCCGAGGACAGACCATCGACATCCGCGAGAGCGACTACGTCGGTGACTTCGAAGTATCTTTCTCACGAGATGTTGAGCTCGAAGACGAGCTTGACCTCGACTGGATGCGCGACAAGGTAGGTAGCTACGATACGGAATCGGTTGAGGCAAACCTCAAAGGGTTGTGCAAGAACCTGAACTTCGAGTGCCGCATCCACGGAATCGACGACAATGACTGACGAATGGTTTGAAAATCAATGGAACAAGATTGAGGTTGCGCTCGACAAGTACGAGCGTGACCCGTCTTGGACCAACAAGACGATCGTCGAGTGCATGATGCTCGACTATGAGGCTAAACAAAAACTATACTTAAATGAGCACAAAAAGATGGAAGGCCCGTAAGCACAACGCTTTGTGCGTGGTTAAAGACAGGGCTACGAACATGAGATTTCAGACAAAACAAGTTAACATCAACCGCAATGGCAAAAAGAAAAAGATTTCAGGTGAGGTTTCACCTCGGGAAGGGGCCTAACTTTATGTGTTGGCAAGTAACAGATAGGGTGAACGAACACATCGACTATTACCCTCCGTCAATCGTGTCGCTCGAACTCACTGGATGCACGTTACGCAACAGCGTGTCAACTGCAATGAAGATATTTAACGGGCAAAACAAAACGGTTTGCGCATGGGTGGAATGCGACGGCCTCGACGTGCATTACACTCGGTCACCGAGGTACTCACGCCCGAACATCAAGAACATGGACAAGTACAAGTACAACCCACGCAAACACTTTCATTGGTTTACCAAGCGCAATCGAAATGCAGACGATAAAAACCTGCACAAAATGTTTACAAATAATCGAGCTATCTATGGACAAGTACATAAGGTTTCTGCGTAACCTCGCATCAGACAAAAACACACACTCACCCCGTGCGCGCAAAAGAAAAATGGAGCGAGAACTAAAAAAACTAAACGGAAAGGATGAAGAAACACGAGATAATTGAATACATCCATGTATGCCTAGATGATCCGATCGAAAAGAGCAACGTAGACCTCACCGCCTTGGGTATGATTTGTGCCGACATCGAGGAGTTCGGTTTTGAGGAATGGATTCACCTGTCCCCTCCCGAAATTGTACGAATGCACATCGACGCAACCAGCGACGTAGCGGACGACACGCTCGAAGACCTCGCCGCAATCATCAGCCAAGAGAAAGAGCTTGACGTGCTGGGCATTGACCAGTCGATGCGAGTAGAGATTATGCCCGCTATGATTTCATTCAAGAACGGCATGATTGAGGTCATGAGAAGCCTTGAGCGGTACTTCGAAATGCAACAAATATCTAAACAAATGTTTTATGAATAGACATAAATTTAATGACGCAATCTCAGCCATGATGACTGAATGCAAGGTCGAGTACGAGAAGCTAAACGGCTACGAAATTGATGCAGAATCAAGGCTACAGCACTACGTCCAAGACAGGGTGGCGCTTGCGAACGCGTGGAGACCTTACGCTACGTACAGATCCATAGGCGAGGTGTTGGGAGGGTTCGACCACAGCACCATCGTCCATTATGCGAAGGAGCACGAGGGGATGCTTAAGGCTTACCCGAGCTACGGCAAGAAGTTCAACGACGCATTAAGCATTACGCGAGACCTCGCAAAGAAAATGGGGATGGCTCCGCAACTCAAGCACGGAAGTCACAGACACCTGCGTCAAGAGCTAATGATTGTTGAAAATACCATCAAGAATCTTCGCCAATTAAGCAGAAAAATTCAGTTAAAGCTTGCAGATGAGAGAGGTATTTCGTAAATTTGCACAGATGTTGAAAGTCATTTGGGTGGAGGACATCCATCATTGGGTGTGGTGGCACACCATCGGCAAGTGGCGCATCGACAAATGCATGCGCGAAGGCATCTGCCTCGTATGCGGAAACAAATCGGAATCAGAAAAGTGTGTATGTCACACAACAATTTAATTCACTATCATCAATGTCTAATTACAAGTTTAAGACCACGAACATCCGTGGCAAGCAGTACGTTGAAGTCAACGAACGCATTAAGTTCTTCCGACAGGAAGAGCAGTATAAGAACTGGGGTATACGCACAGAGTTCCCTGTTATCGACTCGGAGCAATGCCTATGTCTTTGCACGATTACAATGCCGGACGGCACGATCGTGGCTCAGGGCCACGCACACGAGGAGAAAACCGCCTCTAACATTAACAAGACATCGTACGTCGAGAACTGCGAGACTTCAGCTGTAGGCCGTGCTCTTGCCATGCTCGGAATCGGTATCGACACCTCGATTGCTTCAGCCAACGAAGTCGAGGAGGCCATCGCCAAGCAACAAGCTATGGTCGATAACCCTCAGGTGCAAAAGCTGTCCAAGGCTCTCGACGCTCCAGTAGAGAACATCATGGATAAGGCGGTCGCCTACATCAAAGGTCAGACCGACAAGCGCAAGGCTTTCGACGCAGTTACCAAGAAGTACGGGAATCAGCTTACCGAGAAGCAAGTTGACGGGCTCAAGAAGTTTGTACGATGAAGATTGCAATCTTGTTTACGGTGAGCATCATCGGTCTCGCCCTGTGCGCCGCGTACTACATCGAACGTAAAGACACGCGCAAATGAGCATGAGAGATAGGCTGACGGAGAAGGTGGGCAAGCCCCACCTCTCCTACTCCTCGCTCAAGTATGCCCTCGGGGACATGAAGCTTTGGGAGATGTACATGCGAGGCCAACTCAAGAAAGAGTCCGACGCCCTTACGTTCGGCACCATGTACGACATGATGCTTTTCGAGCCAGAAAAAGCGCACTCCACATATGTCATACTCGACGATGCGGCTATCGTTGCAGAAATCGGAGGCAAGTACCCTCGTAGCACCAAGCGCTATAAGGAGTGGAAGGCTGAATGGGCGGATAAGAACCAAGACAAAGAGATTGCGTCTCGTGACGACTGGGAGAACGCTCAGAAGATGATCAAGCGCCTAAAGGACTGCGGCCTGTACGACAAGCGTTTCGCAGGAGGCAAGTATCAGGTTGAGTTCAACGTTGATTACAACGGAGTCCCTCTCAAGGGATTCCTCGACTGCCTGCAGGACGATTGCATTATCGACTCTAAGTCGTCCCGTTCAATCAATAAGTTCAGGTACGACGTGAACAGCTTCAGCTACGACATCCAAGCATACGTTTATACAAAGGTGTTTGACATCCCGGATTTCTACTGGGTAGTGCAAGAGAAGGCATACCCGTTCTTCCCTGCAGACGTCAAATGCTCAGACGAAACGTTATTCAAGGGTGAGATGAAGTTTCACGAAGCGCTTGAAAACATCAATAACTGGCTCGACGGGGGCCAAAAAACTGACACACATTATGCGGAATTTGTTGTCTAACCTGAAATTTCTGGCTACCTTAGCAGCCATCTATTCAATACATCTTTTAATCCTTAAAATTTTTTCGCCATGAGTGAAAAGCAGTATGATTCAGTACTCGTAGGGTACGCAGAAGAGCCTCGTTACAACGACGACGGCCAAGTTGGAATGTGGTCTGTCCGATTCAAGGACAACGAACTCCAAGAGATCATTGAGAAGTACGCAACCAAGCGTAACGAACAAGGTCAAGGGGGTAACGTGTACATCACCATGTTCATGTCTAAGAACGGAAAGGCTTGTTGCCGAGTGTTCGACCCTAACAGCGCCGCCGCCAAAGAAAAGCGCGCCGCCAAGCAGGCCGCCGAACAGACGGATGAAGTCCCATTCTAAGGCTCCTATCTACTACATGACCGCTCGTGTCGCCTTCAAGAAACGGAAGGTTGTACACGAGCGTGTCGTGTGGATAGTATCCGTTTTCGACGACCCGAATGATATACGCAATCACGACCCGCATACAATGCACAGGTTAGAGGTAGAGCTCTACGGAAAGAACGCAAAGTCGGAGAAGCATATCATCATTCGAGAAATCTTAAGCAAGAAATTCATTTCACATTCTACTCTGACTTTAGATGAACACAAAGCAGAAAATCAAAGCAAAATGCAAAGCTCTTGAGGAGCTTTTGCTTTTTAAGAACGAGAAGTATGGGGACGCAGCTTTAGAGCCACTGAAGATCTTCTCGGAAGCTAATGCCGTAGCTGGAATCAAGATGCGAATCGACGATAAGCTAAAGCGCATTAAAAACGCGGGCCTTGTAGATGAAACGGAGGATACGCTACAAGACCTCGCAGGTTACCTTATCCTCCTCATGATCGCTAAAGACAATGCAAGTCACGATATTCAAGAACGTATTCGACAAAACCAATCCGCACCACATAACGTTACAACAAGCGTTGGATCGGATTCAGAATGGGAAGTCGAGTACTCTGGTATCTAAGGTTCGTGATGGCGACAAGTCGAAGAAGCAGGAGCTACCTGTCGTTTGTTTCAGCGGTGAGTTCACCGAAAGGAAAGACGAGGCGCTCTTCGAGCACAGTGGGTTCGTTATCTTGGATTTTGACCACGTGGATGTTGACGCGACGAAGCGGTCCCTTGCCACGGATGATTTCATTCATTCATGTTGGACTTCCCCTTCGGGTCAGGGCGTTAAGGCGCTGGTTCGAATCACGAATCCAGAAAGGCACAGAGACCACTTCCGAGCCCTCGTAAAGTACTTCGAGCGGACCCACGGCCTTGAGGTCGATGAGTCTGGCATCAACGAGTCTAGGGCTTGCTTCGAGTCTTACGATCCTGACATCATCATCAAGGACGAGTACAAGAAGTTCGGAAATTTCACAACTGAATTCGCAGAGGCGCAAGTCCCGACGAACGCAGCGCACGATTACACGGACTACATGAAGCTCAACCTTGCGTGTCGAATGATACGTCAGGCAGAAGACGGAGAGAAGCACCGAGTCCTTGTCAATGCGGCCCGTCTTTGTGGCGGATACATCGCTGCAGGGAAGATGGAGCAAGACGAGGTTGTGCGTGTCTTGCACCGAGAGATATGCAAGCGAGAGGTTGAATCAGAGTCTCATGCCCTGAACACAATCCTCGACGGCATCGAAATCGGAAAGAACATGCCAATCAGGGATGTCATCAACGAGGAGAAAGAAGCGCAACGCGAGATGCTCCTCAACGACGGCGACATGTCCTTCATCTCTTCCGACGACGAAGACTTCAGGTGGATCGACGACTACGCACAAGGTAAGATTGAGATCGGTCTTGATACGGGGGATACTCGCCTCGACGAGTACTTCAGGTACAAGAAGGAGTTCGTGGTGATCAACGGGCACTCGAACGTGGGTAAGACTACGACGATGCTCTACCTCATCGCCAACTCCGCAGTGCGCCACGACTGGAAGTGGGTGATTTACTCCTCGGAGAATCGCACCTCTTCTGTAAAAATGTCCCTCATGCAGTTCGCCATGGATAAGAAGGTGGCTGACATGACTTATTTAGAACGCAAACAAGCATACAAATGGGTAGGAGAGCACTTTATAATCATCAACAACAACCAGATCTACGGATACGCGGATTTAATTCTGTTTTTCGAAAAGATTTTAAAACAACAGCCGGTAGACGCGGTATTCATCGACCCTTACAACAGCCTCAAGCTGGACATGAGGAACACGGGGATATCGACTCACGACTACCATTACGAAGCGGCGAGCGAGTTCCTGACGTTCACCAAGACGAATAACATCGCCGTGTGGGTGAATGCCCACGCTGTGACAGAAGCTCAGAGGAAGAAAGGGCCAGACGGTTTGCCTGTCGCTCCTTACGCTGAAGACACAGAGGGCGGCGGAAAGTTCGTAAACAGAGCGGATTGTTTCATGACAATTCACCGAAAGGTTCAAGCCATGGATCATGAGATACGCAAAACCAGTGAGTTGCACGTTCGAAAGGTTCGTGACGTGGAGACGGGAGGAAAGCCAACGCCGTTGGAAGATCCTTACCGACTGCAAATGAATCTTTCCCACACGGGATTCACAACTATGATTGGGCAACGGGCTCTGTTTAAGCCGATTACCTTCCCGAAGGAATCGTCGATGCCGCTGAACCTGTCGTTCCTATCTTGACTTTGCAAAAATTCTTTGGTAACTTCGTTTAATGAAGAGACCGAGGAAGACAACGAGAAAGAGGACCAGCGCCCGTAAGAAGCAGCTGGGACGTTACGCCTCTTCTCTTGAGAAGTACTGTGCAGACCAGTTAAAGGAATACGGGCTAGCTTTCGATTACGAAGAACACACCTTCGAATTGATGGACCGGTTCAGATTTCCGAACAAGTACTTCAAGATGACCACGAAGGGGAAAGAGATGACGGACCGTACAGGGTCCGTCGTCCTTCCCATCACTTATAAGCCTGACTTTGTTGGCAGGGACCACGATTGGATCATTGAAACAAAAGGGTATCTACCGTCTCACCACGATTTTCCGATGCGGTGGAAACTTTTTTTGCGTCATTTAGTTGGAAATAACTCCAAGACGATTGTATTTTTGGCGAAGAACAGCGGTCAAGTAGACAGCGCTATTCAAGAAATCCTAAAATCAATCAAGAATGGAGACATTTGAACTAAGCAGAATGTTTTTTGTCGCTTGCGACAGAATGCATGACGCTGTCGATGAGCTGTACGAGGCCCTACATAAACTGAACGGAGAACCGATTGAAAAGCTGGCGGGAATAGAGGAGTCGATTGGCAGACTGAGGAATGCCATTTATCATGAGATTGATCTCATTAACTCTTCTATCTCAGAGCATGAATCCGATTGAAGTCGAGATAACGCCTGAGATGCGTAGCAGCGCAGCGACAAAAGCCAACCGCCACGGGGACATCAAGAACAGCCTCCTCAAAGGCAAGGGCAATTACGCTGGTTATCTAGGGGAGGAGATCGCCTTGGCTTACTTGACCAACGTCGAAGAGCACAACACGTACAAGCACGACATGATCGTAAGGAACGGGGATGATGTTTACACGGTTGAAGTCAAGACAAAGGCAAGGACTGTTGAGCCTCAGGGCTTTTACTCTTGCCACGTAGCGGCCACAAGCAAACACCAAACCCCGGACATCTACATATTCTGCTCGGTGATTGTAAAGAAGAGCCCTCAACGCGGGTGGGTGCTCGGGTGGTTGACTCGTGACGAGTTTTACGAAAAGGCCAAGTTCGTGAAGGCAGAGTCAGAAGACGGGAATACGTCGTTTTTTCAGAAAACAGACGCATACGTAGTGGACATAAATCAATTAAATCCAATGGACGAGCTTTAGTATATTAGCCGTCCCTTTTTTTAACCCTTAAAAACTTTTTTATGAATTACAAGCCCGAGTTAATCCCTTGGGGCGAGGTCGGCTACGCCACATACAAGCGTACATACTCACGCCCAATCAAAGACCGTACCGAGGAGTGGGAGGAAACCGTAGACCGCGTCATCGAGGCGTGCAATAAGCAACTGAAGTGCGAGTTCAACGAACACGATCAGGCAGACATCAAGCGCATGATGATGCAGCTTAAGGGTACGGTTGCGGGAAGATTCCTGTGGCAGCTTGGGACAAAGACGGTAGACCGGCTCGGACTCCCTTCGCTTCAGAACTGTGCTTTCGTTGTCGTAGACGACCCAATCCGCCCGTTCACGTGGGCCTTCGAGATGCTCATGCTGGGCAGCGGAGTCGGTTACAACATCCAACGGGAGCACGTGTACCAGCTCCCGAAGGTGAAGAAGAAGGTGAAGGTCCAACACGTGAACGATCACGGGGCCGACTTCATCGTGCCAGACTCACG